ATGAAACAACATTAGGTAATCTAAACATTGAAGAAATTAAAGAAGTAAATAAATCTAATAAGATATTAAGAAATGATAAAAACTTAGAATCTAATATTTCTCGTACCTTTTCAAAACAGTTTGAAGATTTTGTAGAGAATGAAATTAAGTTTTATCTTTAAAAAAAAAAAAGAAATAAGAAAAGACAAGGGACTAACCCTTGTCTTTTCTATTTTGTTAAACTTTTATTTCATCTGAAACCAATCTAGTTATATTATCATTTATCATGAATATACCTAGTGACTCCATAGCTAAATAAAAAGGTCTAACCGTACTGAATACCAGTTTACGGATATTCATTATTTCAATAATTTCTTTAGGAATACCATTTTCTTTAATTAAAGCTTTAGGTAATATCATCGAACGAATAGCGTTCTTCTTATTTCTATCCATCCAATCCTTAAACCTATTAGCCAATTCTTGGTCTTCCATGTTATCAAACCAATCATTGAGTTTTGTCTTATTATCTAACTCTACAGACACCTTTACACCACCATAAGGTAACTCTTGCTGAGAACCATACTTAGGACTAAATACATCTTGCCATAAAGTATAATAAACATAAGGAGATACAGTAGGATTTACATAAGACTCAGATGTCTTAACTTGAGCATTCTTTAAGTAACTACCTTCACCTCTTAGAACTGAGTCAAAGATATCCATCTCTATCTTAGCTATCTTAGTCTTAAGTTCAACAATACTTATCAAATTACCTTCTAAAATGGTATTCATGATGTTTTTTAAAGTATCATCAAATATTTTCATAATGTGTGGTGGTACATTAGAATCTTTTAATTGAACCCCTTTAACTTCCGTATCGTATTCCTCATAAACATTACCCTCACGAGCTGATATATAAGCATAGTAATGTTTTGCCATTGAAGTTAAGGCAAATACAGGAAATGCAAATTCATTCTTCATAGCTAGTGTAAATATATCTTTTTCTTCAACACCCATACCAGCTGAGATAGTAGCAAGGTTATGAATATTAGTTTGAGTAGCTAAATAAGTTATAGCGTAAGAAATATTATTTGATGTTTTACTAAAGTCTAACTTACCAACGTACCATTCAGTCCAATATTGAGTAGTAAAGATAGTTGAGTCTGTATCTGAAGTAACAACACCTCGTCTAACACTGTTTCTAATAGTAGAAACTGAAGCAGGTAATGAATTGGTCCTACAAAAACATTGAATCAAAGGTTTATACTCTTCTAAAGTATTTAATATTTTCTTAGTAGTACCACCAACCAATTTATATTTTTCAAAGTTTTCTTCTTTAAGTGATTTAAGATCAGTACCTTTTAGTTCATCTACTGACAATAAAGAAACAAAAGCCTTTAAATCACTATCCATCTTACTGATATATTCATCTGGATTGTCTACATGGTCACTGGATGGTGTAGATAGCTTAGTAAGTAATGTTCTTACCAATGAATCATTATACTTAGCTAAATGGTAGAGATCACTAGTATAAACGAATGCTGAGCGTTCTAGAGGCGTTAAAGATGTAACAAGTTTTCTTATATTTTCAATGGCTTTAAAATTATTACGGAAATAAAGATCAGTTGAATAAGTAATGCAATCCATGGTTTGTTCTACTGTAGGATTAATAATATTATATTTTTCAACAACCTTAGCTATTGTATCTAAATCTGCTCTAGAACAAATAGATACGATGTTATTGGTAACAATCTCTGGTGACCAATAATGTCTATTACCAAACATGAATTTTTCATTATTAGCATTACCATAACTGGTTGCAGTACGACAAGTTGACGTAAGTGAAGAATGTGCCGACTTATTATGTAATATTGTACCTGTAGATGCTTGTCCACCTGACAATGCGTTATTACCTAACTTAAACGATGTTTGTTCATTTGATTTATAAATAAATAACTGTTTGTCACCATCTCTTTCTGCTTGAAACATTTCACCCTTAGATTTATTACGGTTTTTAATGTTAACATCAATGAATTGAGATAATACACTTTTTATTTGTTTAGGGTTTTTGTAAACACACATTGTTGGTGAGATTATATAATTTTGTTCTGTTACCTCACGAAGATATTGAGAAAAAGTAATAATATCTTTTTCTCTATTGCCTTTAGTTTTTCTAACAAGAGTCAACATCTCTCTATCAATAATACCAGAATCTTCACTAGCTAACTTCTTTCTAACAAAATCTATACATGATTCTAATGGTTTACCTGTTCTTTTTTGTAAATAATAAGCACTGTCGTTAATATAATGTTTTAATACATCTAGGTCACGCTTATATTCATTTGCATTTAATGTAAATAAATTAGACATAATTGTAGCTCCATATATTTTTTATTTTAATGTCTTTTTTTTTTATTAAACTAGAGAAATACTATTTCCAGACAAAATCATAAACATAATTGTTGAAATTACACCAATTGTAAGTAACCCAAAAGTTAATAAAAAAGAAATAATACTAATTAACCATTATTGCGAAAATTAAAACCCAACATATTACAACACCTATTACTATATCCAAAATCATTTTTTAGTACTCCAAATTATAAATAACTTTACTTTACAAAATATAAGTAACCACAATAAAAAAAAAGGGTACGTAAAGCCAGTGGTGTTATCCACTGGCTAATATTAGGATTATACTATTTTTATACGGTAACCATCTGGTAGTTGTTTAGATATTTCTTTAAAGAAACTTTCTCTATCAACTGGAACGTATAGTTTAAGATAATTATCATTATAATCTTTAAAATAACGCATTATACATTCTGTAACTGCATCAAACGCCAAACGTCTATTTTCTATGTTACTTAATGACAATAAATAATCTAAATTAGAACCCTTAACAATTACCATTTTGTATCTTCCTCTTTATTTTTTTTTTTATTTCAATGTAACTTCTTTAATTTGGAAGCCATTAGCTGAAATAATATTTACTATCTGGTCACTCTGTAACGGTGTAATATTATCCAAACGTATAGTTAATGTTCCCTTCTGAATAACTTGAACAGAGTTCTCAATAATCCAAGGTAAACCAATAACACTAGTTTCTCCGTTACTATGTTTTAACATAACAAACTGATAAGAACTAGGGTCATCCACTACTGTAGCTGGTAAAGTAGGATATACATTAGCGTGCATTGCTTCTGGATCAATCCAGGTTGACGCTGTATCTTTATCCATTAATGCTATTACTTTAACATTACTGAACTTACTTCCTAATATTGAAGATGGGTATACATCAAAACTCACTGTATTCCCAAAAACAATAGTCTCTGATAATAAGGGCATTCTTATTCCTTTTTATTAATTTAATTAACATTCATAGAATTAATCTATAACTGTGTAATTGTTATATCCCCATGTGGGGACAATACTAATATATTAGAAATTTCTTTGCTAGAAATAATTTGAAAAATCTTATCTTTTTTAAGTTCTTCTAATAGTATATTACATTGGTCTAGAAAATCATACTGTTCTGTGAACTTAACAATATCCAACCCTTTATCTTCAAGTTCTTTTCTTAATAAAAGATACTCTAGGATTAATGTAGTTGTGTCTCGTAACTCTTGTTCTACAATTTTATTACCTTTAGGCACATCAACAGATATTTTAGTCCTAATTAGTTCTAGAATATCTTTAACTGGTTTTAAATTAATTATGTATGTATTAGCCATGCATCTTTCCCCATAGACTTATAAAGATTATAAGCGTTTAACGGTAGTTTAAGTGTTTCACTCATTTTTAACATATCAAATAAAAAATGTTCTAAAACATACATTGTTCTTTGTTGTACATCACTTTCAAAAGAATAAAAAACGGTATCAGGTACATTACTAGTACAAAGTATATAATTCTTAATTGCTGCATAAGGGTCCTCTATAATGCTATCATAACTATCAGCAAATATGTATTCTACAATAGTATCAATTTCTGCATCATTCTTGATAAACTTTGTAGTACATATTTCATGGTAACCACTGATAAGTTTTGACGATATAGTCCATAAATATTTTAGTACAATATCATAATCATATTTATTTAGTTGAAAATTAACTACAAGAAAATTAACATAATTTGGAATATAAGTACCTAAAGTAATTATTATTGAATTAGGTTGTTTATTTGTTTTTGTCAATTCATTAAATACATACATAAATAATTATTCCTTTTTAAGTATAATATCCTTGTTTTCCCAACCTGCAGGAATGAAATTACCTAATAACTCAAATAACCACTCTATCATAAAAAAGGTAGCTGACATAGTTTTATTAAATAGCTCCTCATTACTGTATCCAAAATCGAAATCTTGGACACTAAAATCTAAAACATGAATCATCTTTTGAAGTAACTCTTCATCTTCATTATATCTATTATAACCAACTATTATTTTTTCAATAATGTTTTTGGTTTCCTCTAATGATACACCTGCTTCTATAAAAGCATTTACATTATTTTCAGTGGAATAAATTAATAATTTTATTTTCGTTGAGTACAAAACCAATCTCCTCTGTTAAAGTATCAAACATTGCCACGTTTTTTAAATCCCTGTTTATAAAACCATTACCATCAAACCACATTAAATATAAGATATAACAATCATCAGGAGCATTGCTGCTAGAACCATCTACTAAACTAATAACTTCTATTAAATCAGAGCTATAATTAAATGACGGTATCCTAGATAAATTAGTTAATCTAATATTAAGTAATACTCTTGAAATATTTGCATGGAAATACATATACGTAATCATGAGTGTGTCCATTATTTCATTATAATGAGCTAACTCAAATGGGTCAGTAACATCACCATCCATAAGTCTTTCCAAACTTTCAGTGTTGAAAGAAAGTGCATTTGCAACAGAATCTTTATCAGGACAAGTTAAATAGATATTAAAGAACAAAGTATATACTGTATTTTCACCCATCATTAGTTCATTTAACATTACTCTTGGTAAAACAGGCAATATACTTTTAGGTATTAAATAGGTAATCTGTTTATTGTTTTCATGCATCACGATTTATTACCTCCAAATAAATTTCTTCGACTGTTATTTTTAATAAATTATAATCACCATTTTTAGGTAGAATATTTAATATTCTATTTAATTTATAAGTCATTAACTCTAATGCCTCTTCTATAAGTTTTGTATCCTTATCTTCATAAACACTGAACAGTAAATAATTTTCGAATACTAAATGGAAAGCAGAGTCGCTAAACTCTGCTTTCCATTGAAAATGATGATTAAATATTTCTAAAATTAATTGATCAAATGTGATATTGAAAATGTTATAAATTTGTTCTATGTAATCTCTTAACTCTTTACGTAAAGATAACACAGGTACAATAATAGCAAATTTTTTCATAGACACCTCTAAACCAATCCGTGTAACATTCTAATTTTTTCTGGTACATAATGACCTTCCTCTATATCTTTAAGAATTTTATCAGTTGAAAGATAATCAGTTTGTTCATTAATAGAACCAGGTTCTTTAATTACCTTAACATGTATATTGTCATCAATACTATCTACTAGAAATATTTCATCTTTATAAATTTCACCATGTGTATGTCGTACAATATCGGTCATTCCTTTAACAGAAGTAATTACATAAGGATAAACTTCTTCGGCTTCATACTTTGTTATACCGTAAGATTCTAATTCTATTTTAATAACTTCTAACGGTGACGTTGAATTTTGAAAAGATACATCACAAAGACATTCTTCAAAAGCCAATACAATTATATTGATGTAGTTATTTGAAAAGGACCCCACACCTAAATACTTAGACATTGAGTATTCAATACTTTTGTGGAGATCCCTAACATTAAATAACCAATATTTAGGTCTACTAACCATTTAAATATCCTTCCTACCATTATCGGTTATTCTCATCCACTCATAAATTCTATAATCCATACCTTCTTCAAATAATGAACTATCTACAAGTTTACGTGAATACCAAATCTTCCATTTACTTTCTTTATCAATATTATCACCTAAACATTCATTAATCATGTACTTTATTCTTAACCAACAAGGATCAAGATAGTCATTATAGAACTCTTCACAAATATCTGTTTCTAACGATTTATGTTCAATGTGTTTAAGATTATAATCAGGCCACCATGATAACTCATGTAATTTATCAGTTACATTATCTGTTTTATCTACCCAAACCAATTTATTAAATACATAGTCACTAGCTACACAATCTATTAAGTCTTTAATAAATTCTTTACTTGGTTGTTCTATATTTATTCGACTAAAAAACTCTTTAGATTTATTTAGTAAATCTACAGCTAACTGTTCGGTTGGTATAATTATAACCATTTCAAGTTCCTTTAATACTTTTAAATTAGTTTTACTCTAAACTCATCTAAAGTTATTTCTATATATTTAACTTCTCTATATCTTAAATGTTTACATACACCAGTCATTCTAAAAAGTATTCTTTCAAACTGCACTGGTACATAATTCATTATAGCAGAAAGAAGTTGGGGTTGTTTATAATTAGTAAATGCAGGTTTTACAATTAACATTGCTCCTTGCCTATATAACCAAAGTCTATATAAATGTTCGGCTATTACTATTTTTTCCTCTTTATCAATAAACGTTCCCAAGTTATTGTCAAAACAAAATCTATCCATCTCTCTAAAGAGTAGATAGTTGAAATCCCTTACATTGAATAATACAAGCACATTAACCTACCTTCATAACGTTTTCCTCTTAACACTAAGGTAATATGTATCTAAAAGTTTTTTTACTCTATAAATAAGGCTTATGCATTATTTTTTATCTATTAATTAGAAAAAGAAAAAAAAAGAGTAAGAAAGCCGGAGGACTTTCTTACTTTTAAATGGATTAATAAATCAGTCGAATAACTTATTAATCTGGAGCTTGAAATTGTCATTAAATAACAATAACACAAATTGCAGCCACCACACCACAATCTTTCTAGAGGAAATCAAATGAATTTCCCCCAGCACACTAAGATGAAATAAAAAATGTGCTAGAGGCTACTCACTTTTACATCGAAAGTGTCCAGGGAGAAAAATGGACTGAAAAGCGTCGGAACCCATTTCAGTCGTTGTATTTCCCTGTTTTAGTAGCAGATGTAACAGAACGGCTTGAAGATCCTATTACACCTCTTAGTCGTAAGTCTACAGTAAAGACTCATTTTTCGACCGACCTTTTAGATTAAAGTGATAAAGGAATAACTCACACGAATTGATTACTTCATTTGAAAAAGGATAACTCTTTTACATATAATAGTATATGTTACTTATTTTTTTATACACTTACACCAGAAGGTCTATTAATCACTATGTCAAATTCAGGTCGATATTGTTCCTTTTCAAACATACCGTGCCATTCACCTGTCTGACATTCAGTGCACAACCAGTTAGTTCTAGATTGTCCATGATCTTCTGTACCCATTGGATATGCAATTTCTGATTCATCAACACATCCACATTCATCACATTGAAATAGTGACATGACATACTCCTTTCATTTGATTAAATAATAAAAGAAATCAAAAACAACCTAGAATTATAACCCTAAAGAACTAAACCATCGTCACTAATAACATCACTATCAGAAAGAAAGCTTTCTTGACGTACACGACTTTCACGTTTCATTTCTTGGTCTTCTAAAGTGCTTTTAACACTTTTAATAATATTGCCTATAGCATCTATTGTAATAATGAAATGCAACTCATTGACAGAACCTAAAGTATCTGAACCCTTAGCTAAATAACCAGCAGCATGATATTCAGGGACAATGTTAAGTGGTGCTGAATTTGTATCAGTGTAGATACTAGCAATTGAAATAGGGTCTTCAATTTTACCTGCTTCTTCAGAAGAATCAAAGATTTCTAATAAAGCTAAACAAGGTTCAACAGTTGTGCTTTTATTGAAATAAGCCCAGTTGAAAATATCTTTAGAATCTAATTCTTCGTTCTTACCAGATCCTAAGATAGTTAGTGCTGAAATAGCCAAACGCATTCTATCATCAACATCACCACGTTTACCACGGTTTTGTTCGTAGAACATAGTCACTGGTGCCTGTTGTTTTTTAGCAATAGCTTCTAAAGACTTAAATGTGTTTAGAGTATTGTTAGTTGTAATGATTGATTCATCACTACCAACTACTAAAGCAATTACAGTTTCTTTCTTTTCCAATAATTCAGCAATGATTAAAGGTCCAATAACAGAACCACTACCACCACTTGCACTGAAGACAACGACATTAAGATCTTCTGGTTTAAATTCTAAAACCATTTGTTTAATAGAATTAGAAATTTCACGATGATTTTCTTTACGGATTTTACCAGAACCATCAACATCTTCTAAAAGGAAAATATTGTCTTCCCCATAATGTTCTTTTAAATTACTACGACTTGTATCAATATAACAAGTTTCTATTTGAGCACAATTTGGTTCTGCGGTTGTACCATCAAAATGTCCTGCAATATTAATACCAGTACCACCTGTACCATAAATACGAAGTTTACCACTCATCTAGTTAATCCTCACTTTTTAAGTTGAATATGATTTACACAAAGTATTATCATTGTGAATATTTTAATATTTAGCTAACTATAGTAAAAATAACCTTCATTCTTTGAGTTAAAAACATAACAAAGGAAAAACAATGAATGCTATTACTAAAGCTTTATCAGATATAAAATACAGAATTCCAAGAAAAGTATTGGAAAACACCTTTATTAATACAAGAGGTTTTGAATTCACAAATAATAGACTTGCTGTTTCTTTAGATCATAGAATTAGGCAAGAGGTAATTGATGGTAGAGTTTTACCTGATATCAATTTAGTAGGTGGTCAAGAGATTGCAGTTAAGTTAGATGTAGTTGCTCCAGAAAGATTACCTGATTTTAAAACTGTTTGGAGAATACCTTTAAGTCAAACAAATAATCAAACAATTACTAGAGTGTACAGTATTGTACAAGGTCGTGGTACAAATAGTTTAGCTGGTAGTATTAACAATACTGATAATGGTAATGTAATTAGTAAAGCAGCTCAAGGTATGTTAGCCACACTACAACCAATCTCAGGGTTATCAGAACACGATATTAAGTTAGTAGGTGAGAACACTATACTTATCACTAAAGATTTCCCTGTACACAACAACATGTATTTAAGATGTGTTGTAGAAAACGATCCAGAATTAAATAACTTACCTCCTACAGCTATTCCTAAATTTTCTAAATTAGTTGAGTTGGCTGTTAAGTCTTATGTTTACAATACTTTAATCATTAACATGGATAAAGCTGTATTAGAAGGTGGTCGTGAATTAGGTGTTCTTTCATCTGTAGTTGAAAACTATTCTGATGCTGAAGAAATGTATCAAGAGTTTTTAGAAGAACAATGGAGGAAGATAGCATTCATGTCTGACCCTGAAACACATAAACGACACCTCAAACGAGTTACTGGTGGACTACACTGATTTTTGCCCATTAAGTGTACTTTTTCTAATTAGGGTATTAATTGGTTTTGTAGTAAATTAACATTTTAATAAATTAATAAAAAAGTAATAATTAGTCTTAATATTTTCCCCCACTTCCTAAGGGAAAATATTAAGACAATTTAACTTTTTATTTTTACTTTAAGTATTTTTTTATTTCTTATTCTTTATAATGTAGTAAATAGTAACTACGAGTGAAACGAGTAGACCGTTGAAGAAGTAAACAATTTGGAATCCTACCCTTGTAGGGGGTAGGATTCCTTATATATATATCCCACAAGATAGGCAGTGCAATATTTTTTTACATACGTTAAGAAGACTCTATACAGTTCTTTATTACCATCTTGTGGAAATAAAATATTTAAAGGAAGAATAATGAAAGAATCAATCAAAGCAATATTTGAAGAAGAGTGTTCACATGTTAAGATTAATAGAAGTCTACTTAAGGACATTAGAAATATTAGACTTTCTTTCATTAACAGAAATGAAGACCATTTGAATTTCTTTTCTAGTACTCTATTAGGGGTTTACCCTATACGTTTCTTAACTACCGATAGACAGCAGTGGTTTGATGAGATTCTAGAAGTAGACGAAGAGGACATTAAGAAACGACTTAGAAAGGTAGAAGCTATCCAAAAAGAAAGTTGGGTTAGAGCTAAAGACCCATACAACCATGCTTGTATATGGTTATTACACAAAATTCAAACTAATACTTCAATATCTGCTAGAGAGAAAGAACAAGGTTCTATGGATGTTCTGTTAATGTTACAATATAAATTCATTACAAGCTTAATGGCTCATTCATTCCCTTATCCTGCTGATAAGGATACTGCTATAGCGACGTATGAAGCCCTCTCACGTAAGTTTGAGATAAAGAAGTATGGAAGCTGGCAGGGATTGTTAGAACATCGCGCAGAGATGGTTCTAGACAAGAATGGTATTTGGTATAATAAGTTCATGAAGTTTAATGATGACAAAGAAATCATTGATATGTTTCAAGACATTCAAGGTAGATTGAAAGAAGTAGTTAAAAAGATGAATAAGATCTTTTATCGTGTTAAAGAAAACAAGTTAAAAATTGTTTCAACTAAATCAACTGTTATCTTTGAAGGTGAGGTTAAGTTAATTGAAAAGACTAGAGACCAAACTGCGTACAATCATTATATTAAAACTATCATCAATGATAAACCCACGTTTATTAGAAGTGAGTTATTAGAGATTATCTATGAAATAATGCACACCATGACTCCTGAGCACCTCGACATGACATTATCTTACGTATCTGATAACTTTGGTAAGGGTGGAGATAAAAACGTTGAGAAGCTTGTAGATGAGCTTATTTATCATGTATTTAGATATCTAAGTGATACTGAAGGTTTAATGTCTTCTAAAGGTAATCTAGGTCAGTTGTTATTAAAGTTAAAAAATATTTATTCTGCATCTCGTATGAGTGATAGTCAATTAATTGAAATAAAAGAATTGGGTAGTAAAATAATTTCTAAAGGTGTAAATACTCGTAACGATGCTGCACTGGCATCTGTTAGAACTGGTTTATTTCTTTACATTGTTTTAAGAACCTTTTCAAAAACATACTACGGTAGTTAATCTCATGTTTAAATGTAAAAATTTTTTATTTGAAAACAGTAGTGTTACAATAAAAGATGGTTGTGTGAAGAACGATTCACTAATAGGTTTCAAATTAGTGGATAGAGTAAATATCTTGTTAACACCGGTAAAGAGAATTACCACTAAAAGATTTTTATTATTCAAGAAAACAGTGATTCATGAATTGTATGAAATTAAGTTTATAATTATTTTATCCAATGATAAACAAGTTATAGATAAGGTTTTAACAAGACGTTCTGCTAAAGGTAATTTGGTAACAAAACTTTACAATGAACTGTAAAAGAAAAAAAAAAAGAAAGGACTGTGGTTTAGTGCCACAGTCCTTTTATACGTTAATTAAAAAACCTCAAATGTTTCTTTTTGAAAGTAACCTCTGTTAGAAGAACGAATATTGTTATTATAACCGTTAGTAGAACTTTTACTACGTAGTTCTATAGCTCTCTTCTTATTACGTCGATCCCTTTCATCATTAGCTGATTTAATCATGGCATCAATACTTGTCTCATTACCATTTTGTATTTTAATCTTCTTAGTAAGATTTGAGAGTTTGGATTCATAATTAGCTATTTGATATTGATCAGTAGTCTTAGTTAATTTTTCAAATAATACATCAATCTCTTCTTTAAGCCTTTCTTGATTTTCAACTTCCAATTCTTCTTCAGCAGTTAAATCACCACCTTCTCTTTTTACCTGATTCATTACAACACTACTATCAATACCATAGAACCATAGATTTTTAGAGTAGGTTAAGAACCAATGACACATTAACCACGCAATAACCATATCATCGTGACCACCAGACGAATGGTCTATTCTACCATTCTTAGAAACCAAACTTCTGATCTCATTAGATAAAGTCATATCACGAACTAAATGTCCTACAGTGTGTGCGGCATTTTCTAAAACATTATGATAAAGAACCATTCTAGAATTCTTCCCTGTGTTGAAACCAAAATATTTCTTGTAAGGGTCGTAAAACGTTAATGATCTATTATTCATAGGTGTAGAGATTTCTTTAAATGTTGTAGGTCGTTCACTAGACTCATCTACAATTCTGTTAAACATTCTTTCAAATGGGTTAATACCATACTTAGGTAGTATAAGTGTTAAAGCATCTATGATTGTTTGTGCAGAACTTTTCTTTTCAATAACCAAAGTTATGTTTGTATATTTAACTAAAATCTCAGCTAAGAAATGACAAAATACAAGTAAGTTGGTTTCATTTATTGTTGCAGCACCAATTGTTGCTAGGTTCTTAGCATTAATAAATACCATGGCCAAAGAATCTCGACCGATAGCATCAGAAGTATCCAAACCTAAAACTACTTTATTTTTACTCATGAAATCTGAAAGCTTTTCTTTTTCAATATACCATCTGATAATGTAATTATCTTTACTAATCTCATTGTACAGTGGATCAAGTTCAGATTTCTTTATCATGTCATTGATATGCGGTGGTAATGGGGACGTTAGAGTACCACTAGTCCATACATTAAATAAATCACGATCAGCAGCAGCCCCACGTAAGTTATTATCTGCCATGACCTCATATAACCATTTATCAGTTTTACCTAATTGTCTATGTGAGAAAGTACCATTGATAATAGTCTTAATACCAGATCTAGATTTAGAAATCATTTCTTTTAATTGTTTAACATTCTTAGCATCAAAGAATACTTCATTCCATACAGCACCACCATGTATAAGATCATACATGTATTTACCACTAGGATCATCTTTTTTACCAGCAGTAGTTGTGAAGATGTTACCATATGGGTTACCAGTAGTAGCGGCTTCTTCTTTTGCTGCAGTAGATGCACCTAATGCTGCATTCAATGTAGCTTCGATGTATGCGATAAATGGACCTTCATCTACGTGGAATATAGGTGATGTCAAACCACGACCAATCTTAGTAGCACCAGTTTCAGACGTTTGACCAACACTTGTTTCATAAAAGTTTTTAAAAGCTTCATACCGTAACCCTATTTGGTTATCTCCATCTTTTCTTTGTTTATGAATTAAGTAATCAGGTAAAAGTTCTCTCATTTTCTTTAAACGTTCAACGTTTTTTACTCGTAATGAGTGATCTTTTGTGATCAGGTTAACCATTGTGTTTCTAGCTTTTAGATATAACACCCATATGGATAAAAGGTCAGTAGAAACAGATTTACCTGTTTGTCTAGGTTGTATTAAAGCAAAGTCTATGTGATTCAAAAAACACCACGATAACGATATGTTACCACGGTTAGCTTTATACGGAATTGCATTAGGACCGGCTACAGGTGGTACTTTAGCTACTTCACGTATGAAGTACCAATAATTATAAGTTACTTCTAAACCAATTTTAAGTTTTATATCTTCACTTAGATTTTCATCATGAGGATCAATACCTTGTAGTTCTGGTTGAAGCAATGCTAGCGGGAATAACCAATTTTCTATACCCATTTCTTTATACAAAGCGCTTATTCTTAAAAAACTTTCATTTTTTGTTTTATAGTCAACTATCGCATTTGGGAAATTTAACCAATCATCTCTAAAAATAATCATTTTTACTTTTTCCTTTTTATTTTTTTACCTAAAAGTTACTATAACAAAATAAAAAGAATGAATAAGGAACCGAAGTCCCTTATTCTGTTTTTTTAACTTTTAAGGTATAACATCAACTATCTGTTCTTCCTTAACAGAAAGCGCACTGATACCAACAACAAGATCTACTTCGAAAGATCTATATATGAATTCAATATATAAGTTTTCACCTTCTAGTAAATCATTAGGAATATCAATGTTTTGATCCCATTGAGTAACTGGAACTTCTAAGACATTATTCTTAGTTTTAAGTACCATGTAATTAGGGGTTGGTGCCTTAGCTTCAGTATGTGTATTTAGTAAAGGTTTGGTCTCATAGAAGACGTTGCGTAACCATTCTTCCAAACTACCAAAACCATTAGCCATATTAACTTTAGAAAGACTAACATTGATGAATTGCATTTTAGCATAAATACCATCACCATATGGATATTCTTGATTAGGAGTAAATCCTAATAACCATTTAGTAGGTTCAATGTCTATGCCTGGAGCCATCAAAGTAATTTCTTGAGTTTGTACATAACGATAAGCAGGATAAACTGAACTTACCTTGTCCATTCTTATTACAAAGGATAGGTTTTGTTTAATACCGTATCTAAGTGGTTGGAATGAAGGTGAGTTAGCAGCAATTTCAACAAGACCATTTACATTGTAAATTTGAGTTCTATCCAGGTTAGCTAGGAAGAAGTCAAGTTCATAACCATGAATGTCATCAACCCATCTTGGGAATGCATATAGTTTAACTGAATAAGCTTTCTCAAACTCAGTAGTAGTACCCCAATACTTTTTAGAAATATGTTTAAACTGACCGACAGTATTTCCATAAGAGTATTCGTTATCAGCCATTTGATAAGTTAATACCAAAGGTACAACTTGACCAACCATTGTTGTAATGAAGTGATCTAAACCATAAAGTTTAAATCTACCAGCATTAGCAGGTGCTTTAATAACACTACCATCACTGTATGTAACTACACCAGTTGCAGGAATATCATCAGTTGCCATGTTAACTGGGAACTCTAACATGTCTTCACCGTTATTAGCTAACAATGGTGATTCAAGGTGAATACTGACAATGTATTTTTTACTAGCATCAGTTGTTCTAACAAAGGAAGTATTCTTAACTAACATTGTAGAATAACTTAGAGCATGTCCCATATCACCATACACAACAGCAGTAACAACTTCACCATCGTCTAACTGTTGCATAGTGTAACCGGTCATAGGTGTTTTAATGGCTAGATTCTGTTCACCAGGCATTAGAACCAATTCCAATGGAATATGTTCACCTAGTAAATTGCCACCAACATCGTATTGGGCAGATATAACCTGACCACCATCAGTAATGTTTGTACCTTTAAATACTTTAACACTAACAGCTTCGCTACCATAAATATGTAGTCTGCTATCCAATGCTAATGTATGTGGCACAACACTTGTGTCAATGTAAGCACGATAAGATTCTGATTGTTGATTAATGTCAACACCCAAGAATTGGTTCTTATTAACCACGCTATTATCGTCAATTGGTCCTACCCATTTTTCTAATCTTGATAAACCAGTAACGACATCAATACCAGCCACTATATAAAAACCTAAATTCCAGTCAAGTACCATGTCATTTTTATTGGGTACATAAATTCCGGTATTAGGACCATTGTATATTTCAGTTATGTTCCAAACTCTGAATCCTCTATTAGGATCATGAATAGGAACTAATGTTTGTTCAGCCATTGTTTAAATCCATCCTTCTTTAATTCTGACATGTGAGGTTAAATCGATTCTATTATTCATGTACAACTCTATAATTCTGTTTAAGAAAGTATATTGGTGAACATTTAGTTCGGTCTCAGTATTTAAGTGATGAGGGTGGATAACCACATATCTATCATCTATAACTTTATTGACTGGATCGTAATCCAACAACCATTCATAAACTTTAATCACAGATCTAATCTCATGTTCACCATATCTAGTTTTAATAAAATCAGGATATAAGTAACCACTTGTTAAATCATAATGAATTCTACTAATGAAAGGACTTAGTATAGCATACCGTCTTTCAATAATAGAAGGTTCTAGTATCGGTGGTGCAGGCCAATATAATGTCATGTAATCAGATATACGTTTATCAAGGTCTCTAGATATATCTCTGAAGTCATATGTATTCTTCAAAGAATTACCTTCAAGTGGTACAATGATTTCATCAACTACATAGGGAGCTCCATTAACTGCATCATCTAATGTAACACCATAATGGTCTTCAGAAAAACTTAACTCATTAGTTAAATATAATCTTCCATTAACAATTACCTTCATGACCTTATCGTCACGAATATCAAAACGACTATTACTACTTAATCTACCGTGTTCAATGAAACCAAATTCATCTACTGGTCTACGAACCATTGTGGGTTCACAAAACCCAGTACACCGGATAGTTATTTTTTGTTCGTTATCCGTAGTTAAGAATTCTTTATTACAAAATACAATTCTTGGCCAATCTACAAAGTAGTCTAAGTTTTCTAAAATTGGATGATCATTCAAGAACACTTCTAATTTACCAGGAGGTAAATATAGTGGTTGGTCTTTCATAACCCCATTCCAATTATCATTAGATGTTACATCCAATGACATAGTTCCATTAAGTGGGGTAATGTAATAAGTTCTAAATAGAAATTCATTATCAAATTTTACAAGACCTGCCAAGTTAGTCTGATCTATTAACCAATGTATCTGGTTATTTACAATATGGTAGTCTATACCTTCTTGCGCTTCTTCCCAGTTGATGTCGTACGAACTTCCGATTCTTTCTGTTTTGTAACAGCGATAGCCGGAATAGGATCTAATCTCAACTTTATCGATATCAACAAGAATACCAGACCCATCGCCGCCCAAGCCAAATATAGTCTCAACATACCCAGTAATTTCATTATTAACTTCATAAACGTCGCCTTGTTGGTGATGATAAAAATCTATCAACTTACCTATTACACTATACTCAGTAGCAGTAGAGGTATGTCTTAAAGCCAATGGTTGACGAACTGCTTTCATTCCAGCATTGTCTATAGGTTTTAAAGGAGTATCTCCAAATAATTTAGAAACTGCATTATAACCATAAGCATCCTCAACCATGGCCTGGTTAATGTCTGGTAAGGCTGAACTCATTATTTTGTTATACGTACTATTTTCAAGGTTAGTAGCTTTCCATTCTGGTAAGGTAGAGTTTAAACCTATCATTGCTTGTATAACTTTGTCATCATCTAATTTATTTAATTCATGTAAACGATTATGTTCAAGAATTAATGGTCTAAAATAACCAGAGTCTCTAACATGTATTCTAATTGTAACTTCAGTTATACTGTTACAGTTAGGTATTTTCATGTATGTATTTGCAATTGATTGTGTTGGTATAGAATAGTCTTTATGAGTTACCATTCGTAAAGCACTAGCACCAAATCGGTGATAATATATACCAGTACCGTTGCACATAAACCACACATCAATATCATCTTCAAAATCAATTACCTCTCTTTGATGATCTCTTCTGAATAGTAAATACTTTCTAACATTATCTAAGACTGAATCAAATGTATCTATCTCAGTTATTTTAAAATCATAAACTTGATAAATGGTGGTATCATGAATTAATTCCATGTGATCACCAACAACCATTTCATTTAATTTTAAATCATCAACTAAAAAACCATTCTTAAAAAGATAGACATGTCCCTTCCAGTCAAAACGGATATCTCTAACAGATTTCATGAATTGTGCATAATCAGCATCTGTTTCAAAAACTCTAGTTTCAACATAAGTTCTATCTAAAGCTTCATTTGATCTTACAGAATTGAAATAAGCATTACTATAAAGTCTCAAATAAATATTTGAAGTATCCAACCCTGCAATAAGAGGTGTTTCTTTTATAGCTATAATAAGATTTCTGGTTTCAGTAAGTCTGAAGAAAACCATGTTCTTAGGATAATTTCTAAAATTATCATCGTAGATATTTAAAATAAGGTTATGTTCATTCATTACTTGTTCAGCAGTATACCAAACTTTATTATCAGGTAAAAGATTAAGATTACTGGTACTGTTTTGACCAATTTGATAAACGTGGTATTTAGAGATAGTATCTGGTAGAGTCAATCTAGTCCATTCTATATCAAAGTTAAACCTCACTCCTAAAGGAGGAGTGAGTCTTTTAACTCTAAATACAAACTGTTTATCTTGTTGACTACTACACCAGACGTTATCAATAGCGTGTTGAGTCAAAAGACTTGCCATGTTAACCTCCAATTAAATTGTAAAGAGACTTTTGGAAATCACTTCCTCTACCCTTTCTATCTAAATCATTAACTTTACTACCTAGTAATGATTTTTTATAAGTTTTACTTTCTAAAGCCATTGCAACAATAGCAACGAAGGTAGGTGGATGTTCAGTACTAACACCAATGATTTCTCTTGCATTAACACCAAACCAACTACCTGACAACATAGTTAACAATAAACCAACGTTAAGTGTATCACTACGTTTACTACTAACAAGTTCTTTAATAGTTTCGATATAATCTACTATACCTTCCATGTATGGGATTGAATCCATAATTGAAATAGCATATTCAGAAGAAACATAAGTTATATTGCTTAGTTTCTTAACAATGTTTAATTTAGTTCTTTCACTCAACTCATCTTGTTCAAATAGACAGTGCCAGTAGAAGTAAGTTATAACTGTGATTTTAGCTTGGTCGTTTGGATCTAATCCTAACTTTGAAACTATGATATCACTAAGCCATCTAACAAATGTTTGTTCAACTAACTCACCCATTGTTTTAATTGCGATTGGATCTTTAATCCATTCTTTAGTTAAAAGTGCTCTTAAGATTAAGAACTTATAATCGTTAGGACTAGTATTTGTTCTACTGCCATCTCTATTAATTTTAATAAATTGTCTAGTGTCAATAATTAAAACTTCTTTACCCTGAAGTTCCATTTGTAATGGGTGTGAGAAAATTGGAATATCTTCATTTGAAGAATCAATAGCTAAAATACCATCAAGTCCTTTTTGTAGGTCAGGACTAACAGGAGTAATTAAGCCTTCTTCTAACTGTGCCAATCTAATTTTCTTTTTAAGTTCTTCCGTGTTATAAACTCTACATGAAATTGTTTCAAATGCTGTTTTATACATTTTATCTTCACTCCTGAAAAAAATGATTATTTATGAATATGGATTCTATGAGGTTAAAAAAGAATTTAACCAATTACCTGAGTTTACTTTTAAAAGACTAACAAAACGCTTTTGCGATAAATACTCGACTATACCATTTGGCGAATACTTGATTAATGTGACCATGGCATACAATTTATAGTAGCAATAAGTGGTAAATTTAACATTCCTTCGAAGGAGAAAAAATAAATGTCGTTAAACATTAGAAACGCATCACCTCGTCCAATTTTACGAGGGATCAACGATTTGGGTGGTAGAACTCCGGTTTATGAACCAGAGCAAATCCCAACCCATTTACCTTTAACATACCTTTTTACTGAAAGGGGTCCGACAACTCCAGAACTTGGGGTTGGTGATTTTTTAGCGCGTACATATGGTTCTAGAACTTTTGATCATCGTTCAGAATTTGTTACACACGCTACACCATTAGCTAACGAACATAATGCCGCTGGTAATGCTCAGCTAATTCAGCGTTTAGTTCCACCTGGTGCTAACCCGCCTTCTTCTTTACGTTTATACGCCGACTTATCTTGCGATATGTTGCCTGTATATGAAAGAGGACCTGACGGTAAATTTAAGCTAGATGATACCGGTGCTAAAATTCCTACTGGTGCAATGGTTGAAGCTTGTCGTATTAAATGGACAGTAAAACCTACTATCCTAGATGCAGATGACGGTCGTCTACTTGAATCTGGTAACCCACGACTTAATGAGTCTGGTGAGCAACGTTTATTGAATACCAATGTAGGTAAAGGTATTGTACGTCCAGGTAGCATGACTAATAGTGCGGGTGAAGTATCAAGCTTGTATCCTATTATGGATTTTGAAGCAGCTTATTTCGGTTCATACGGTGATAACTTAGGTATTCGTTTCTCAGCACCAACAACTGAAAGTGTAAATGCTGTAGATGACATTACCATTGAAGAACAACGTGCTTATCTTTTCAGATTGCAATTTGTTGAAAAATCTAAAAATTCATCAAGTGCTAAAGTATTAGAAACTTTATTTGGTGAGCGTTCTGTTGATTTTACATTTAAAGACGGTGTCATTAACCCACGTACTGATAAAGAACTTTCAATTGATAAAGCAGTTGTTCCTGCTTACAGCCAAGAAGCTGTTAACGGAATGCCTAAAATTGGTGCACCTATTAAACAGATCCATGTTTATGATGCTAACCTTGATTTGATTTTAACAACGTTGGCTGCTAAAGAAGCTACTAATGGTAACTTTAGTGCAGATCCAGAAGATCGTCATATGTTAAACATCTTCTCTGGTCATGATTATAACAACGTTCCGTATGAATCTGTCCGCGTAGTAGGTCCTAGTGAAGGTGGTGTTATCTTAAACGAAAACACAACTCATTATTTAGGTGGTGGTTATGATGGTGTAATGAATTTCAGTACATTTGATTTAGCCGTACAACACCAGGTTCTTAACTTTGGTGACTTAGAAAACAAAATGCTTGATTCTTTCATGTATCCTTGTAGTGTTATTTATGATACTGGTTTCACTTTAGAAACTAAGAAAGCATTGTTTGTTCCAATGGGTCGTCGTAAGGATTTGTACGTTGTTGCTTCTACACAAGATGTTTCACTACCACAAAATACTCCTTCTCAAGAGAACAGTATTGCTACAGCATTAAGAACTGCAGCAAGAATGTACCCTGAGTCTGAAATTTACGGTACTTCGACTGTACGTGTTTTAATTATTCCTGGTTCAGGATATTTATTGAATAGTACCTATAAAGGTCTATTACCACTTACTGTTGAAATTGGTGCAAAAAGTGCTGCTTACATGGGTGCTGGTACTGGTATTTGGAAAGAGAACTTAGCTTTCGATGAAACTCCAAATAACCAAGTTAAAATGTTTAAAGGTACCAACGCTACTTGGAAGTCAGTAAACGCTAGAGAACGTGATTGGGAAGTTGGTATGTCTTGGGCTCAAACATATGACAGACAATCTTTGTTCTTCCCTGCATTTCAAACAGCATATGACGATGACTCGTCACCTTTAAACTCTGCAATCAATATGATAATTGCTGTTGAGTTAGAAAAGGTTGCAGAACGTGCTTGGAGAGATTTAACTGGTATTTCTAGTCTTACTCCTGGTCAGTTCGTTGAAAGAAGTAATCGTTTAATTGAAAATGATGTAAAAAGAAAGTTTGACGGTCGTGTAATTATCGTTCCTGAAACTAACTATACTCCCGCTGATACTCAACGTGGTTACAGTTGGTCTTGTAACATTCACATGTATGCACCTAACATGAAAACTGTTGGTTCGTTTACTATTGTTTCACATCGTATTGAAGATTACGCTGGGTAGTTTATTTTTAAAAAGGAGAAATAAATGGCACGTCTTAGAGAAACTATTCTAGGTAAAAAAGGTTATGGAAGCAAATCTTTTGATGCTGAGGGCATGGTTGATGTCTCACAACGAGAGAGTGGTCAAAATGGTTTTACACCTAGTCTTAACGGTTACGTATCTAATGCTGCGTATATCCGTAAAAACTTAATAGCAGTTCTAGTTGAAGCCCCTTCAGGGTTTCAATATTTACCAAACCCTGATTTATGGGTAGCTACACTTAAGTCAATGATTGAATTACATCCTAATTCAATTGAAGGACTTAACTCAACTTTGACTGTTGAAAATGCAGAAGAAGCTGTAGGTGGAGCTGGTGAAATGCAAGAAACCGCAACAAACGTTACACGTGAACGTTCTGAACCTGTATTTAACTGGACTGAAAAATATGGCGGTGTTTTCAAGGCAATGTTAAAAGGATGGATTGTTAACTTAATTATGGACCCTAATACTAAGGTCCCTAATATCATGACATCTAATGGTGAAGTCCCTACTGAACTTTTACCTGACTTTAGTTCTATGACTGTAATGTTTATTGAACCAGATCCAACATTTAAACGTGTTGTACATGCTTGGTTATCAACAAACATGCGTCCAAAAACTTCTGGTGAAATTATTGGTAGTCGTGATTTAAGAGCCGCTGGTGAAATTCAAGAATTAAGTGTTGCGTTCACTGCATTAACCCAAGAAGGTGATGGTGTTAATAAACTTGCTCAAACTTATCTTGATGAAATGACACTTGGTGGTCTTAATCCTTCAGAGATACCTGCTATGGTTCAAGAAATCCAACAGGATGTTCTTAAAGCTGATTCTGGTTTACAGGATCAAGCAAACGCCATGGTCGCTAATAAAGTGACTACACCTTAAGTTACCTAGTTAGTGAAAAAAAAAAGTAAATAAATAGAGAACGGGTTCCCCGTTCTCTATTTTTACGTTATGGATAAAAAAAAATAGGACCTTAATCCTATTTTTTAAGTCTGGTTAATACTACCCAAACATTTTAAGTGCTTCTTCTGAAAGATGGGCACGAACTTTCTTCAATTCACCCTTCTTACCTGAAGCACCATTTGCTTCATACTTAGCTTGGGTCATGCCGTACTTAGTCATAGTACCACCTTTACCATCCATCACTTGTTTTTCACGATGAACAGTCACCCCAATCTTATCTTTACCACATGGCATAGATGCGGTAACTTGTGAAAGCTTTTTATCTTTCTTCATAGCGTTAAGACCCTGCTCACCAACAGCTAACGACATCGCAGAAATAACGTTATCACGATGTTTGTTCATCGCGTTCCACTGTTTCATATCCAATCCTGCTGATTCCAGTGTATTTTCAAATGTTTCTTTTGGTAGTTCAATAGTCCCACCATTTAATTTGGAAGCCGCTTTAATTTCTTTACATAAATCTTCTACATCTTTATTAAATTCAGACATGTTAACCTCTTTATTTTTTATTCGTTTATTAAATTTAAAAAATACAATTAGTACTCAAAAGTTAATGAGTAATACGTATTTTTTTACTTAAGCATCTATACACTTAAACAAACAGCTTAACTACACGTTAACCATTATAGTGGTATGTGTTTATTGTTTTTTTAAATATAAATTAATAAAAAAAGTGTAGGGAAATACCCTACACCAATTTTACTTTTTCTTTTTTACCAACCACTAGAAAGTGGTGCGTTATTAACTGGTCTTTGAACATCCCAGCCTAAGTCTTTTCTGATATCAGCTATAGATGGCCCTGTAGACTCCATAGATGCACAAATAAGATTACTTTCTTCTTCAATAGAGTCAAAGTACTCTTTAAGTACTAAAGCTTCATCAAGGGCTTCTAATGAAGGCGAGTTCCATTTCTTAGCAGCATTTATACCTGGTTCTGTAACACAATCAAAAGTAATCAATGTTTTTAAGTTCTTTATTAAAACACCTTGGTTGTTAATATAATCATTTGTTAAACTTCTAATAGAGAATGAAACATTCTCATCTTTATTTTCAAGTGATTCTTTTAATGCAGGACCCATAGGACCACTAGGTTTAACTAACGCTCTAACTTCAACAATAGATTTACCATCAACAACTGAAGGTACTAATTCAAAACTTTTGAAGTGACAACAAACTTTAGTCTCTTCAATATAACAGATACGATTAATGAAATCACGTTTAGTAGAACCAGGCTCAGGTTTAGGATGACCCATCTCACCTTTACATGAACCATCAAGTACGCGACGCATGAAAGAACTAGATTGGTCAAAGATTTTCTTAGCAGGTTCTAGTGGATAGAAATCATTAGAACTATTAAAAGCATTGAAGGCACCGACTACCATTAAATAGTAGCCGTCTTCATCAGGTGTTAAACTACCAGTTTTATTAGTACCTGCTAAAGCTGTACATGTATATACAACTTTATCATTTCCTGAAAAACTCATCTTTTCACCTTCCTTATTTTAAGTATTCGGCATTAATATAGCCGGTTACCCAGTTACTGACAATTTCAATAGTAGCATATAAAGCTGCTTCTCTAGCTTCGATTTCTGGGAAATCTTTAGAAGATGCATTAATTGCTTGCAAAATATTGAAAGCTTGCGTATGTGGGAAAATAGTGTCACAAACTAAGTAGATAGCCGTTTCATAAACACGTTCATGAATAGGACCAGTCAACGTAGAGATTTTTTGACGTAATCTATTTTGCAATACATCACGACCAACAGGTAGGATTTCTTCATCCATTTCTTTAATGATGTTAGAAATAGAACGTTCTAATCCTTCTAATGTATATTTTAGAGAATTAAATCTGTTGGTGGTTTTAATACCACGTAAACGTTTTTCCCATTGGTTTTCAAACATTTCTTTCTTTTCAAGTAACTCAGTATAACTGCGTGTACGTTCACTAACGAAAGAACCGAATATAGTTTCTGGACTACCACCTTGATCTAACCAATTATTGTAGATGTCACCATTAACTTCAATTACAATCTTTGATTCTCCTAAACTATCAAGTCCTACTGGCCATACACTTATTAGTTGTCTATTGGCAATAGCTTTTTCACGGTTACTAAGAACTTTATAAACGTATGCACCAGATTGAGCTAAGATTTCAGAAACATAACTTCTGTGAGTTGACAAATCAATGTTTGATTCTTTTTTAGGTGTTTGTAAAAGCTTTCTTGCAAACAAATGAATTAACAATGCAACAACTTTTCTTTCAGAAACAGTATAAGACTTAATGGTTTCAAGTAATTTACCTTTACGAACCATTGAAGTGTTACTAAAGATTTCATTAAAAACTTTGATAACGAAGATATCAGAAATAGAATTAAATAATTCTTCGATAGCTCCGTCCAAAACACTTGATCCAGTTAAAGCAATTTCTAATAGTTCTTCTTTAGTTTCAACTGTAGTAATACCATATTCTAATTTAACTTCTACAGAAGGAGTGTTGTTGTAACGTTCTACCATGTCAGTTAAAACAGCAGAATCAAAAATACTTTCAAAGAAAATAGGTTTAATAGAAACAATAGTGCTTTTAACAGATCTAGAGTTTTCAACAAACTCATTTGTTTTATCAACAGCTTCACTTATTAGGGGGTTAATTACAGTTCTGGTTAACTTAAGGTTATTCTTAACAATAAGTGCTATTGAATCAGATAAGTCTTTAAGCTTATCATCATGCACAAATTCACCGGTATAGTTCTTTTGGGTAGAACCTACCAATAATTGTCTTTCTACAGACATTACTTGTGATTCATCAATACCTTTAGGATTTTCTAAAACGGCTACACCCATTAATTGAGAAATAGGTGAATCACTAAGTGGTGATAGGACGATATCCTTTTCTTTAAGAATACCAGCTAATGAATAGACTGCGTCAATTGTGTTTTCGCGAATCATTTAAGTCGACCCCCAGCCTTTTTAATTAAATTAGTTTGTAACTTAGCAGCAATAGCAGTTTTAATTTCTTTATCCAGCATAATTACTCCTTGAGACACATTAGATACTTCATCACCGATAACCTTACCGATAATTCTGGCAGCCAATTCAGTACCATGTGCAAGTACTTTTAAATTCTCATCAAAATGTTCCTTCATACCCATTCCTTTTTTTAAATAAATAGGTAGCTATGTGCTACCTATCATAAAATCAACTTTTATATACTTCAACAACTTTCTTTGACAGTACTTTTAGTAACGTATTGGTAGTCCCCATTATTTCTGGAGATAAAATAATACGAGCACTAATAGATTGATAACCAAATATAGCATCAATGTCTTCACCAGATTCAGTTTGATTTCTACCAGACATAACTCTAGCAAAAACAGTTTTCATCTGATTACCAAACACTCCTTTATCACCACTACCAGCAGTATCGTTTTCAGTAATGTAAACACGAATAACCATTGTATCTATTTCTACATTCTTATTATCGATTCTTAAAGTATCTGACAATTCATTTGTCAAAGGCTTCTTACCTAGAGAACGAAGTTTCTTAGATGTTTCTTTATCAGCCTCGTCAGCTAATGCTTTCAAAGAAGGACTCATGTCTTCTTTATCACCAAAATAAAGTATTTCAATCTTATCGATTGTGCCACTGTATTTTGATTTAGGAGCATTGCCTGTAAGAACCTTTAATGTTTCAGAGGTTTCATCACTAAACAGTTCATTATTTGAAGTAAAAGAATCTTCTATTATACATAAAATAGAGTCTGTATCTAATTTAGATCCTGGTTTTACTAAATTACTGATAGATTGATCAAACTCAATAAACAATTCTCGTAACTTAGTATTACTACTACCAAGTTCTTTTGAAATCCTTTCAGAGATAACAGAAGAATCTTCATAAGTGTCATTAGATTCCAATATAGCAGTTTTAACCATAACACCATTTTTCCATAAAACTTCTTTAGGGAACAATGGGTCTTTCTCAAAATAACTATCATTGTAAGCTATGACTTCACCAACCTTTAACTTATCACCCTTCTTAAGTCCAGTAATGACGTTATGTGGGTATACAGCGCCTGCAGCCTTACCGAAACGTTTTCCTAATTCAACAGAAACAGTTTCACCGTCTTCATAATCGACAGTTATAGCGTCTTTATTGAGTTTTGTAACAACACCTTTCTTTTTAGCTGTAGTACAGAACAAGTCATCTGTTCTATGTGTTAATACTTTATCATAACCAGTTCTCAAAGGACTAGGTTTATAACCTTTTGAACTAATACCTTGAGCATGTTGAATTGTAATAAAGTTTACCCTTTTTGAATCATCCATATCAGCACCAGGTGATAATAGAGCACCTGTACTTAATACGTTAGTTGGTGTATCTAACTTAGGATCATATCTGTCAGTTGTACCTCGTAATGAATTAAATTTAGGATTAGCAGCTGTGTAGGTGTTAATACCGACATCAGCACTATCGACAGTAGCTTCAGAAATAGTACCTATCTCTTCTTTACCATAAAGTCTAGTTCTAGCAACCATACTTACTTTGCCACGACCACCAAAACCAACATAAGACACAGATTCCTTTTCATTGATATTTTTAACAGGATTAGATTCCTCAGAAATAACAATTGATGGGTCTGTATTGATTCTAGACCAAACAGCATATGGGTTTAATTCTATTTTACCAGATGGATAAGCACTATGTTTTCTCATGGAGTTAACAAGTTCCATATATACTGCACCTGATATTCTTTCATATCCCTTAATACGCATTTCTCTTAAATCAGTTTCTTTAGGAGAGTAGTCAGTTAATAAAAGTTCAGCAGAACGTTTAAGTAATCCTAACCAGTTAGTAGGTTCTTTCATTTCTTTAAGTAAATCTAAAGCAATAGGATCAATGAACATATCTCTCATTAGATCTAATTCTTTTAATATTCTTAAACCAAACCCATAGTCTTCTAGAATATTTAGATAAATATCTTTCTTATTAAAATCAAAGAAACTATATTTAGTTAGCGACTTTTTAAAAGCATTAAAACTACCAAGTATCAAAGAAGTTAATTTGTCGTCTTTATTAACAACAATATTTTCATCTTCAAAACGAATAGCATATTCATCACCAACAAGATTAAGTTTTTCACCAACAGGTACTTTCTTAACTTCATCAGGTAAACTATCAATTAAGTTTTCAATACCAATGTAATAGGCTAGAACAAAACCTAATGGAATGGATTTACCGAAAATATTAATATGTGCTTTGTCAACTGGAGCTTTAGATCTATCAAGGTCTAGGATGTCTTCAATCTTACCTAAAACTTCAAGATCACCTTTTGCTACATCTTTAATGTAATAGAAAGTATCGTTCTCGTCAACAAGTACTAATAAAGATTTTTTCTTACCTATGAGTACAAGACCATCCTTTTCTAGTGTAACTACATTATCCTCACCAAAAAATTCTTTTCTCTTTTCATAATTAAGAAATAATGAAACATCACCAATATCAAAAGAACTAAATTTATCAGCAAGGATAGTATAAATTCTAGGTGCTTTAATTTGGTTGTTATGTTTTTGTTTAACTTTTAAATTAAGAACTCGTCGATCTTCAGAATCCAATCCAATAACTCTAATGTTTTTAGACAACCAGTTACCATAATCATCAACTACTTTACTAGAACGATTAATAAAAACTTTTCCATAGTAACTTGTTAAAGCCACTTTATCAGGAGATACTTTTCTAATAGGCATGTCACCACGCTGTTTACGCATTCGATATTTAACACCATTGGCTTTAAAGTAACCATCTTTATCTATATTAGGTAGTTTTAGATAAAGTGTAGAAGATGATCCACCTACAGGAGAAACTTTAATTTTATGTTTTTGATAAGAATTAGCAATATCTTCTTTATGTTCAACTTCATAGTCTAGAACAGCAACACCAGCTTTAGTTAAATTCAATACACTATTAACCACGTCTTTTTGTAAAATGTTCTCAACATATTTTTTATCGAAATCATTAACAGTGGTTTTTAACATACCTTTATCATGAATCAAAGGACTATCAGGTAATGTTTCAGGATCTGATATTTTTAGATCTTCAGCAGTTATTTTAGCACCACCAGCAATAGTACCTTTACCAGTGAATGGATCTTTAATTTTATCATGAGCCGTAGACATTTCTAAGTATCTATTATATTCACGAGTTGTGATATTACCATCAGATGCTAGTGATTCAGCTTTAATCTTAATGGATTCACCATACTCAATTTCTTCTTCAAAGAAATTAGCATCTGTATTAGGTTTATTTAGGTTGTCATCCTTATTTAAAATTTCTAATTGTTTTTCAACATCATCATCTTTTTTCAATGCCTTTTTTATATCTTGCTTTGAATCCTGTTCTTCTTTTTCAGTAATAGGATTTAAAATATCTAAAGGATTTTCTTTAGCTTTATTTGCAGATGGTTCTTCCTCAGTAGGGTTTGGTTCTACAACTGAATAAGATTCGAACAGAGTAATTACTAAACGTAAAAATTTCTTTTGAATCATTCCAGGATCTAAATCACCTTCAGCATCAATACCTTTTCGCCATTCATCAAGAATACCTAAGTTGATCATAACCCACTTATTGTAATGTGTTAAAATCAAATTGGTTTTACTAAGCGCCAACGTAGATAAAACAGACATTGTACTTTGTTTACGATCTTCACCTAACCAAGTCCAAATATCTAGAAGAAATAAAGATTCAAAACTTTTAAATTCTTCTAACATTGCTCTTGACATCTCACCTTCAGCTTTTCTAAGTGAGCTTAACTTAGGCATCTCGGTAGGAATATCAATTTGAACATAATTTTGTCGTTCCGTTAAAGAACCCTTACTTTCAATATTGGACCAGATAGACTGGATAAGGTTAATTCTTTTAAAGTAAAGTGAAAAGAAACTTTTGGTATAACGATAAACATCATTTAAAAGTGAATAGTTAACAACCAATAAGGTCTTTGGGTCTCTAAGACTTTTTTCTAGACTCATTACCTTTTTCATCTTTCTGTTTTTTCTGTGATAATCCATAACTAATAGATCTGGTTTAACAGCTGTTAGTCGTGGATTACCTTTAGCTAACCCCTTAGGAAATTCAGAAACATGTTCTACCATTGTTAAACGTTCATTTGTTTTAACAGCCCAATGGTCTGAAGGAATACCTTTAACACTATTGTTTTCAGGGATGTAATGAAAAATAGAGTTAAAAGGTAAAAGAAGATTCTGAGTATTGTTAATAACTGGATTAACTATTTGATTTATTCTTCTAATGCCTTTTTGTTTATAAAAAAGTTCATACTTAAGCATTTTTAATACCTCTTATTTCGTAGCATAATTGCCAGTCATGTTTCTTAACACTAAACTTAAAGTATCTACTTCAACACTTGTTCTTAATTTGCCAGATGGATGAACATAAGCTTCTCTTGAAGCTAAATTCTTATTAATCTCTTCAATTGCTTCATCAGAGTAGAGGAAAATACAAGAACACATGTCACCATCAAAGTCAGCACCCAGACCATTCATTCTAGTTGGTGATATTACCAAACTATCAATGTACTCCATGGGTTCTTTTGTAGGGAACTCATAAGCAACATGGTCTTCACCAATTGGTTGCCAGTTTTGATCCAACTCAGCTCTACTTTCAGTATTGACAGTGGTTTTTACATAAACATTTGATGGATATGCAGAACCAAGTCCTGTAACAGGATAACGTGATACCATTACTTTTAAATCGTTCCACTTTCTATATCCAGAAAGATAGATTAATTCAATGTAAGTTAAAGGTTCAACATATTTTTTATCAAACCCTTCAGGTAGATCATTAATATCACTAAAGATTTTAAAGGTTTTATCTGGACCTTTATAAATCAAAGAAAGATAACGATCCTCTATCATTATGGGGTTAAATCTATTTTCTTTCTTAGCAAATCCATTTATTATTTTCTTAATACCATCAATGGTTGTCCATTTATCTATAAACTCAGGTTTCAAATGAACAAGGTCTTTTTTAAGAGTAACTGGGTCAACTAAGCCTATCATAGAACCTGTATCACCTACCCCAAAAATTTCATTTAAATAACTAGAACGTAATTGATGAATAGTGAGTTCTAATGTACCTTTTATAAGTTGATATAAACCCATAACAGTATCTAAACCACTTGGAGTATCTTTACCACCTAGAGTGATTTTAGAGGTTTCCATAGAAGAGATTACATTACGTGTGCCATTGTGGATTTTTCTTTTAGCCCACTTAGCCTGCATGAAACCATTTTTACCATCACCTTTTAACATATTTTCTACAGTATCAAATATTTCATTAAAAGCTTTCTGTAACTGTACTCTACTGTAGTTCATTGCAGGTGATTCAATGCTTTTACCAGTACCAGAGATAGTTTTACTGATACCTACTAATCTTCTATAAATATCATTTATCTCATCAAACTCTAATCTATTATCACTGTTGGCTCTTATATCTCTAAGACCAGCAGGCATGACTAATACTTTGTTAACTAATGCACGATCTTTATATTTTTCAATAAGTTTTATTTTTATTTTTCTATCAACACTTTTTGTTTGCTTTAGTTTGATGTCTTCCCAATGATCTAGTAAAAGCTGGAATCCGGTAGAACCATCAATTTCATCTGATACTTCAAAATCCTTTTCTTCATCATTCCAAATGACGTAAGTCTTACCTTCCATTATTTCTTTATATAACTTTTTAATACTTATCAAATTTCTATAAATAATTGGATGGAATACACTTGCTTTAATATCAATGAATGAAAAACGTTGATCACGTTCTGGTTCACCGATTCTACCAAATATTTCAGTAGAGAATAATCCATCTGGATTAAAGTTAGATGATATTTTAGTTTCGCCAGACCAGGTAAGTGTTTTTTTATCATCTGGTACAATGGATTGTCCTGAACTACCCATTATGTCAGTAGTTGTAACAGGACGCATAGCTTTAACCAATTTACCATCAACTTTCATGATTTCTATGTTAAAGGGAAGTTTTTGGGTTTTCATTTTTTTAATTCCTATATTTTTTATATTGGATTTTATAGTCAATAAAATTTATATAATGGAGAAGTCAAATGTCTAATAAGGAAATTACAGAGTTAGATGACAGTCTAGATGATGGTTTAGATTTAGACTTTGATCTAGGTTTTGATGATGACGTTGCCTCAGAAGGTAAATCACGGACTCCAGTAGAACGATTATCTGGTGGATTTACAGAGGGCTTTAAAAACGAAGTCACGGATACATCAAAAATAACTAAACGACTTGGAAGAGTTTTACCAGAAGATTACACTACTACAATTGATGGTTTAGATAATGCATACGATAATGTATCTAATTTATATTCTACTTTTACTAAAGATACTGAAAAAAGTGTTAAAAATTTCAAAAAGACCGCTAGTGGTTTTTTGAAAAGTAAAGAAGACATCTTACCTGATTTTGTAAAAAATAAAATCATGCCAGCGTTAGAAGTAGAAGATGATAATCGTAAAACCCGACCTACTAAAACAGATATTGAAAATGAGACCATCAATAGTAAGCTTGATGACTTGTTTGGTGTACAGGCAAACAATGAAGAAGCAAAAGTAGAAATTGATGCTTCAAAAGAAAAAAGTAAAAAAGGTCTTGATAAAGCTAAATTTGATTATGAAATTGGTGTATTAGAACTAATTAATAAAGGTGTTTCTAGTCAGGTAAGTTACCAAGACCAAATATTATCTAGATACCATAGAAAATCTTTAGAGCTTCAATATAAACATTTGTTTGTTAGTCGTGATATTTTAAAACAAAACATTGATAGTACTACAGATGTAAAAAATGCTTTACAAAGTATTGTTAAAAACACAGCTCTACCTGAAGCCGCAAAAATACGTTTGGGTGAAGTAAACACACAAATGATCCGTGACAAGATTTTAGGTAATGTTCAAAGTAAGGCACAACGTTTTGGTAGAGATTATTGGTCTAATGTAAAAACTAAACTTGAAAATAAAGTTAAAAATGCAGCAGGGTCAGTAAATCAAGGTTTGGATATGGTTGGTTCAGCTATGGACATGTCTACTATGGCCGCTGACATGGGTGTCGACGGACTTGAGATGGCAGGTAACTCTGCTGGTGGTGGTGTAGCTGATAAGTTATTTAACTATGGTGCTAAAAAAGCAAGAAATAGAATACCTGGAAATTCATTAGTAAGTAAATACGGTTTAAAAGCTGCCGAGTTTACTGATTCATTACCTAGAAAAATTAACCAATTATTGAATAAAGATTATGGTTATGGCATGATGGGTGGTCTAATGGATAACGTTAGTGATGTCTTTGGCTTCACTGGACGTAGTTCACATATTGAACAACCTGGTGTGGATACTTCAGTAGAACCTGCTACGTTTGATAATCTTACAAGAAAATCCATTATTGATATTATTCCTGGATTCTTATCTAGAATACATGGTGAAGTAAATGCTATTAGAACTGGCAATGGGTTTACATTAGATCCAGACGCAGGTATTAGATACGACTTAAGAAATAATAAGTTTGATTCCAGTAAGAATGTCAAAAACACTGTTGGTAAAACTATAGTCAGTGATTTCGAAATGGAAAGCGGTGGGCGTTTAGTAGATAGCATTATTGACAGACTAGATTCTAAAGGAGAACTCTCACCACAAGCAAAAGTAGCTTTAAGTAAAACTTTATTAGAAAATAGCTTTGACTTTAAAACATTTGATCCAATTAGTTTGGCTCAAGGCGAAGGTATTAAAACTGATGATATTGCTACTAGAGATGAAATATCTAATTTAATTGCTAAACAGTTTGATATCAAAGAAACATTAATTAGTGAAGATGGTAGTAGTAAGTTTACTAGAGACGATTCTATTAATACTAACCGTCGTCTTAAAGAAATTACTACTAGGTTTAATGCTTTAGCATCTAATGTTAAAGATCCAATTAATCAAGTAGAGGCTTATTTAAATCTTGGCTATGGTGATGAACTCGAAGATTTGGGTTTCATCACACGAGAAAATGATGGTGTAGTAAAATTCAATTATGATCATCTTTTCAGTCTTTATGAAGGTCGTGTATATGGTGATGGTACGGATAGTAGTTTCTACGATACACCTGACGGACCTGATGACTCACCTAAAACTTTTGATGGATTAAAAGAACAAGGTTTACAAAAGTTAGATAGTCTTAAAGAAACTGAATCGTATAAAAAAGCTAAAGATTTTTTTAATAAGAGTAAAGCAAAAGCACAAAACTTTTATACCACAGAAAAGGAAAGTATTTCTGACAGAGGTCTTAAAGAAACTTTATTGTCTAATGCTACTCAAGCAAAACAATTTGGTGAACATGTTTTAAATGACGTTAAAGAATCTGATGCTTTTAAGAAGTCTAAAGATTATACTGAAAATAAAGTAAGTGAGTTAAAAAAATCAGATAGATATCAGGCTGCTAAAGATTATACTGAA